TCTAATGCTCCCATAGTGATAAGCTTTAGCGTTTGTCCAAAGAAGCCTGTAACAGTTCTAAAGTGTAAAGATGCCATAAGAGCTAAGAATATCCAAAGCCATTCGCCCATATCATAATAAGGGTTTACGCCGTTTATTCCTGAGTAGAACACCACTCCTGCTGTCGATATACTCATAGGGATTATAAAGAACAGTTCAGCCATTACCCTAAGCGTAGTTGTTTTTACAGTTAAATGAGTTACCTCTTTAAAGAAAAAAGCTATACCCCCAACAACCCCCACAAGTAAAACCATTTGTAAGTTAGCGTCTGTCGCTGCTATTTTCGATAGTCACCATTATGTTTTCCCTTATTTATTAATTTAAAATCTGAACACTACATTCAAAAACGGTGCTTCTGTAGAGTGTTTATACCCAACCTCAAATGATGTTTTGTTGACCGTGAAGCCTGTACCGAAGATAAAGCCGTTATACTCATTAACTGCATCAATAGACTTCTCAATCCCAATCAACCCATAAAAGTTATCACCGACTTTCATTTTCCCGTAAATGCCTATGTCCTGGGTGTCGCCACGCATTATATGAGAGTACCTAAGTTCTACTGCTCCATTATCACTAACAGGAATACCAACCAAAACTATACCATACGCTCTGCAATCTTCTTGTTTGTCTGTAAATGTTCCACCGAAACCGAAGTAAGGATTAGCCATTAGCCCTGCTGTTAATACTATAAATAACAAAAACTTTTTCATTTTATTCTCCTTTTATATTGTGTGGTGTAACTTCCAACCACTCTTTTAGTTCAAGCTCATTAGCCACCCAATACTTATCCATAGCATCATCGTCAAGTTCTTTCCCTATCTTTAGCCCTGCATCACCCATGATAGTTTTAAGGGCTACTTGTGCATCTTTCATGAAGCCCATCATGACACCAAAGAAACAATATTTCCCATCTGCTGTGTATATGACTTTTCTATTTGGATTAATTAGAATATGCTCATTGATTGAGTTCCCGCCTATAATAGCTTTGTTCTCGTCATAAACCAAATAATGAGGAAAAGCCAAAGGGTTTGAACTGTCATAGATTGGTGTATCTAGTGCAGTTGTGGGGACTATCAGAAATGCGTTGCTGTGTAGGTTTGTTCCTAAATTGTCTAAATTTGTACTCATATTATCTCCTTATGATATTTCAGTATATCTATCTGATTGGTTGTAGCTTGTGTATCCGTCACCCGTCCACCACATAAAGTGACTAAGCGTATAAGTCGTATATGGGTCTGCGGTTACTTTAGGATAAACACCTTTACCCTGTAGATAGTCTGCATTTTCTGGACTGTGAGCACCTGCCCCACCCGAAGAGTTGTCTGTATAGGTTGTGAGGTTTGTTCCGTCAAACTTGTGCTGATAAACTACTCCGTCAATAATCTCTTCTAGCCACCATTCACTAGCGTCTGATGACGGGTTGAATTGAGTATTTCCAAAGCCTTTACTGTAGAATTTTGACTCATCATAAACCATGGCCGTGGTTCTACCGGTAGCATCAATATCAAGCATTGTTGTTTGAACCCCTGCTTTATTAAAGTCTACATTCTCGTACATTGAGTCTAGGTAGTTTGGTATTTCTAGGCCTGGTAGCTTAACAAGTGAAATATTATCAGCTTGAAAATATTTATTATCTTCGGTACATAGAAATCCTACATACATAGTAGACGCACCACCTTGAAAAATAATAGAGTAACCAGTTTTATCTTCTATTAATCCATAATCAACATACTCGTTTGTTAGGTTCGAGCCTATACTAGCCCTAAGATATACATAAGTAGTATCCCCTTGCCAAAAGTCTAGTATAAGTTTATACCACTTATCTGCATCAAGTCCAGTTATCTCATAGGATGCTCCAAATGAACTTGTACCATCTGCTTGTACATTAAGCCTATTATTGACTACTGATAGCGTTGATGAGTCTCTTGCCTCAGCCCATCCCGTTGTATCCGTATCAAAAATACCATTAGTAATTAGTTCTGTGCTGGGTGCAGTTAAATCAAGTAAAAACCCACCCTGTAAGATATTAGGATTATACAAATGCTGTATATCTGCCTTAACAATACTCGTAAGATTAGTTGTTTTTTCATCCCATAGGTTGAGTATCTGCCAAGGTTCAGCGTCAAGTCTTGTTTTGTCGGCTGCATCTGGCTCAGTTTTTAATGTAGCTATTACCCCTATTGTGTCCTGGGGCATGGTATATGATGGAGAAGATATAGAAGTAACATATGTCATTATTTTTGCCGTGATGCTGTGATACATCACACAAGCACTATCAGCTTCTACAAGCACATCGAACTCCTGCCCTGCTGATACCTCTATCGGTTCACCTGTGTTTAGGAGTAGGTCGTTTGTTGCTCCTGATGAGCCTTTGTTGTCTATAATGACTTCATCTGAGCCGTTGAGTGCGTAGCTGTCTGCGCTCCAAGTGTATTCTATGAGGGCTTGTGTTGCTGCTATAGATATTCTTCTATGCACCATCCCCATTATAAGAGGACTCATGATAGAGCCTCTGAATAGCTTATATATACATTTGTACCATCTGAATGGTAAGACAACCAATACACACCAGCTGATGTTACATCTGTAAGAAAATCACTTCCAGCTTTAACCATAGAGCCTTTGGTTATAGTCTCCCCCCCGCTATTATCTAAGATGATATTTCCACTTTGTGTTGCTAAGTCCGTAAAGGTTAATTGTGTTGCTGCTGATGGCGTGACTTTAAAGTGGTTTGTACTTGCTAAAGACAGTGACCCGTCATTATCTGTGGTGATCGCGCCTCTTTGTGAAGCTGTAAATGTTTGTGCTACATCTGTTTTTGCTGTGTCTGCATCATAGGCTTGTATTTCTGTACCTATTGCTAAGATACTATAAGTACCTGCACCAGTTCTATTAAGCACACCGTTTGAGGTAAAATCACCATCTACTACTACATCACTATGGCTTGTTTCGTTTGATGATGTATTGTCGGCATTTGTAGGGGCGTGTGCGGCTTGACTGTGGTCGTATGCCGTTTTGCCTCTATCTCCACGATATGCTGTTGATGATGTTTCACCAAGTGCCAACGATGCGGATATTTCTGTATAAGCAGAGCCCGACCATCTATAGGTTTTATTATCATCAAGCGTTACATATATTTTGCCTGTCTCTCCTGTTCCTGGCAAAGAGGCAAAATCTGCATACTCCACAACATCATCAACATAGGCGGGGAGTTGTGCAGCGGGAACTAAGCCAGAAGCGTCGAGTTCAGCATAACCATTTACATTACCTTTATTCGCACTATCTTCGGGGGTAAACCCAAGCACGGGCTCATAAATTCCACTGTGATTGTGTGTTGTTGGCGATTTTAAATCTAACTCGTCTTTAACGCTTTTAGTCGCATCATATCTAACATCGTCGGCATCTTGTTTTGGATATGCAGCTAATACTTGAATATCTCCGTTTATTGCGTGCGCTCTTAATACTCTTGCGATAGGCTGGGCATAACCAGTTGTTGGCTCAATGTTGGTTAAGTCTCCGCTTCCATTGACAAAAAGAAGGTCGTTAATAGCCCAGCTTTCTCCACCTCCTGTAGTGTCTATATCTTCAACCGCACCAGTAGTAACAATCCCCCCGTATTCCCCGTTGGCTAGAGTACTATTTGCTATACCTATTGATACTTCTGTAGAACTATCAGCCAAAACAACTTCAACAGCGTTTTCTCCGTCATTCCACCCTGTTTGTTTAACGGCTTTACCTTTTGCAATTCCGCCCACTTCGACACACTTGATCTTATGATGTACTACGTTGGCGTGAATATTATTAGTAAAATCATCTAATGTTTTATTAGTCAGCGTTTGTTCTGCTGCTGGAAGCCCTGAAATATCGTTTGTGTTTTTGTTTACTGCGGTTATAATTGCGCTTCCTGTTGAAGTACCGCAAACTAGGTCTGCCATGATGTATCCTTTATTTTATCTTTTATTGTAACAAGTGGCAATTATTATAATGTGTTTTATGCCGTATCTGTTATACTTAATACTGTAGGGACTCTTGAACCGACTACAGTATCATTTGTACCGCCATTTTCAATGTATAGTTTTACTATGGAGTTTGCTGGTATAGTTGTTGTCAATGCGGAGTTAAATGATAGTATTGTGTATTGGCTCGTAGGGCATAATACATCTATTGTGTCAAGTGTTGTTGACCCCACCATAACTTTCATTGTAATAGTTGTTTGTGTCACCTTCCAATACGCTACTCTTGCATATAGAGTATATGATGTAAGTTCATCAACGATAGGAATTTCACACAACACAGAAAAGCCAGATGTTGCATAAATAGCATTATCGGTTCTAACATCTGCATAATATGTGGTTGGTGGAAGTTCTGCGTCTGCCTCTGGGTATGAGTACATTATCGTAGTATCTCTATCGAAAATATAATCCACATCTTGTTTGATAATAAACTCTGCCCCAGCATTAACAGATATGAACGGGTTATGATCTACGCCAATTCTGCAAGTCTCTGTTGTCTTGAAGCTGTAAACTGTCGCGTCCGTCCACTCTTTCGCTACACCACGACTTATGTCTAGTGAACCCGAATAACTAAAAGCTGCCATTTATGTAGTCTCCTTTATCTCTATTGAAACAAATGTTTTGATAGGGTTTTTGAGTACCATTGTAAAATCATCTAAATATCCAATGACTGCCAAGCCCTCGTAAATAGTGTTAGTAGTATCATCGTCTAAAATCCACCCACATGGTACACCTCTCAATGCTTTAGAGTTTCGTATCATTGTAATAGTATCGTCTGCATCAAAAGCGATGTCAACCGTTGTGCTGTCTTGTTCATCTTCTAGTTCTATATCTATAATGTCGCTTGGGTCTCTAGTTACTTTTACCTCTCCATTAAACTCTAAACTAGGGTTGTATATCGTATCCCCAAACGACTGTGTAGAGCCACCGATTAAAGCCCCCAGTGACGAATAGCCACCCGTTGTAAGTTCCGTTACCGTTATAAATGCCTTAGTGACTGTCGGCGATAACTCTAGCACTAGATTAATGCTTGGGTTTTCTTGTGTTTCGTCTATCGTTTTATTGGTTGTTTCAATCGTGGCATCACTTACATTCTTTTCTACTATTTCAAGTGCAGAGCCTACAGCGTTTCCTATGATCAGCGTATCCATGCCCGTTACATCAACTTCAATAGTCAAGTCATAATCAGAGCCACTTGTTATCGTATCAACGTTACAAACCGTAGCCGTTTCTGATTGTAAGTCTAGGAGTGCGAATTGATTGGCGACCTCCCAAAGCAACCACTTACCCTCATTCTCTGATGGTGTATTGTCTAAATTGCTGTCTATAACTGACATATAGTGATTTGTTTCATAAAGCCTTTTATCTAAAGCTGAATAAGTGGCTACATCACTCCATGTCGCATAATCTGGGTCTATATTAATGCTTGTTAATGATGATATGCCCTGTTTTAAAAATCTCATACAGCCAACCTCTCTTCTAATAATGTATATGTGTTTTTGTCTATCGTTAAAATACGCTTCAATGTTTTGTTAATCTCATAAAGGTTTGCAAGTTGGTCTAGTTTCCCGTCCATAGACTCAAAAATCCCACCACTCCCATTAAGCCCTAGATCAGATGTTGTTTGCGCATCTACTATATACTCTTGACCGTGAACAACTCCCGCTATCTCTGATGTACTCATGTCCCCCGTGTAGCCACCTGTCGCATATCCTCTGTACTCTGGGTTTGTGTAATAATCTGCTGGTAATTCCCAACCCATGTCATAGTAATCTTGTGGGGAAGCCCTATAGGTGCTTGACGTAATTATGCTTGATGAAGCGCCCAGAACAGAATTGTTTGCCCTATCAACTGCGTTAGAATAGTCATCTATGGACTGTGAAGCATCATCGTAGTAACCCACGCTTTCACCTAGTGCCGTATTGACCTTTGCAAGCTCATTACCGAATTTGTCTAACCCTATGGCTGCCAATTCATCTGCATAGATTTTTTCAAGTTCTACCTCTGTGGCTTGACCGATTAGCTCTACCTCTTTTTCAATCCTTGCGTTTAGTATCTCTTGTGTGTCTGCTTGCGATATGTTTGCTTTTGACGCGTTTTGGGAAACTATAATACTTGTTATAAGTGCTTGCTCTGACTTTTTAAGTGTTGCGATAAATGCTGCACGACCTGCGATATTATCTTTCGTCTTTTGTATCATTCTTTCGAGTGCTGCTGTTTCTGCATCATTTAGGAATAATCCATTTTCTATCCTAAACGCGGCTTCTGCAATTCTAGCACCAAGACTTTCAAATCCATCCGCTAAAAATACTACACCCTGTGCCATGCTAGTTAATGCAGAGAGCATAGCTATTGCCATTCCATTAAATGACTCTCTTATGTTTTTGATATCCTCGTCATTCATACTTTTTAAGAGTGTGCTTATATCATTAAGCCCGTCTTTTGAGCCTTTAAAAATATCTTGTGTTAGTTCCCCTGCTAGTTCACCCCAAGCGTTAGCAAGATTACTTGTAGCTGTAGTGATGGTGTCTAGCTGCCTAAAGTCTTTCATGCTTTCATTTAAAAGCTTGACAACATCATCTGACTCTTTAAGTGCCTGGTTAGTGAGCCCTAGTGAGCCCAAGAAGCGTCCTAAATCACTATTAGCTAAGACTGTACCCGTTGCTAGTCCATCCACTCCTGCAAGTAATGAGTTAAATTCTATCCCCGCTGCTCCTGCTGCAACTGATAGTTTTTGAGTAAGATTTATAATTTCCTGGCTTGATGCACCAACGTTCTTCATTGATACATACATAGCTTTATAGATTTTGTTTGTTTGATCTAGTGTGTGTGGAGTAAGTGCGTTTATTTTTTGAAGTTCTTTAAGCGTGACTATCGCTTCTTTATTCGCGCCAATCATTCTCTCTGTGAGAGGTAAAGCTTTGTCTTGCATAACCAATGCTAAGGCATTAAGCCCTGCTTTGGACTCCTCTATTTGCTTGTTCCATGCGAAGCCGTCAGCCACTATTTTAGAGGTTATATCATAGAGTGCTTGGAACGCTTTAGCAACTGCGTAAATGCTTGCTACCACACCTACAAACTTACCAATATCGGTTTTTAAGTCTTTATAAGAATTGCTTAACGCTTTATTGGTTTGTTTAAGTTTAGAGGTTTCTTTTTCAGCATTTTTGGCACTCTTTGTTACTTTGTTTATCTGAACAGAGCCATCGTCTTTAACTTGGATGTCAATATTTAGAATTGCCATGAAGTGCCTTTTATTTATTTATATAAATATTAACACACTTCTTTAGCTCTTTTGTGTTTTTGATATGGCTACAACATGGTTTGCAATACCCGTCAAAATAGGTATATATGTTTTGTGAAGTTCGTCAACATCATACCCTTTTGGGCTGCTCCACCGTATAAAATCTTTCATCGCTTCATAGTTAAGACTAGCTCCGCCCATGCCGACGTTTATAGGTGTTTTAATAAAGACGGACAGAATAGAAATAGAGTATCTGTCCTCTAAAAATACGATACTAGAGTCGGGATTATCTTTTAGTGATTGTTTCTGTTTGTCGCTTAGATGATTTTCCCCGACCTTTTTTACGTCTTGCTTTAGCCAGAGTTTGAGGTTATCTAAGCGTTCTGCTTTCCCTCTTTAATAGCCTCTTGAATAACATCGAATACAGGTTTATACCCTATCTCTTCTGCTATTTTAAGGATTATATCTTTGTCTTTGCCGTCTAATGACATATTAAATCTAAGTTTGATGGCTTCATCTTGTAGCTGATATGGATTATTTTCTTTGCTTATATCTCTTATCTTTTGAGACAGTTTTTTGTTTCTATACATAAAATAATTTATTACCACAAATAGGATTGGACGGAACGCTAATATTATAAGTCTAATAAGCTTAAATCCCTGTATATCTTTACCTCTAAGATATAGAATTATTTTCTTGTTGTCTGTTATGTTTTTATATAATTTATTTACTATAGTTGCTAAATCAATACTTTTTTGCGTGAGTGTTTCAAGCTCTGTTTTTTGCTTGATGGTTAAATCTGCAAAAGTGCCTGAAAGCTCTTGATCGTTTGAAGTTTTGAATGTGAATGGGTTTGTAAGGTCTAATTGTATCATGTGGGTTCCTTGTGTTCCTTGCTGTAACTAAGTGGCTACCTCCACAAGGAGAGAGATAACCACGATTTGACTATATTAAGCCATCGTACCATAGGTGATGAGCCATTGATCGTCCCCGCCACTATCTCCATTTAGGGAGAATGTAACAGTGACTGCCTCTTTACCATCTATTGAGCTTTCAACTAAGTCCTGAACAACTGCCACTGGTGCTGTGAATTTCATAGCCTTACCATTTGTTGTTCCTGCCTGGATAACAATAGTGTGACTTGTTCCGTCTGCAAAGTCTCCATAAATATCCTCATCCTCTTTGAAGTATGTAACCTCTAAAAGTGAGTCAAAATCAAATCTCTCAAACTGTTTAGTTCCGATACCGTATATCTTAGATATTTCGTTACCTTGGGTAAACGTGAAAGTTTGACCTTTGTATGCCGTTGATGTGAAAGTCATCGTATCGGTTGACTTAAGTACTAAAAGCAAATCTTCATCAATACAAGACGCTGTAGGATTTGAGTCTGCCGAGCCCTCGATAGTCGTAAAGCCAGAAAGTTCAACCGTTTGCATAAGTGGTTCGCCGATAGTACCATTTATTGTGTAAGTGCCAACAACACCCGTTGCGACTCTCTTTGTTCCATCACGCCAAATAGCCACCTCTGATGCTGTAGAAACTGCTGCTTGTGAAGGCTCATAAGTTACTGAAACACCAGAGTCTACTGTTTCTGTCATTCCACAAATCTCGTACAACTCAGCCCAGTCTGGAAGGTCTGAAAGGGATGCTCCCGTAGAGTCGTTACCGGTCAAGAAGGAAGTTACCGCGGCAGCCGATACTGTCACATCATTATCGTTAGTCCATACGGTTTTGTTGCCTAGTTTTCCATTCAGGCATTTATGCTCACCTTTTCCCATTACAGGCTGGAGTCTTACATCTTCATTTGAAATAGCGACTGCATCTGTACCAGCCACCGAGCCACCATATTTAGCCGCAACTACTACGAGTCTGCTATCTTTTAAAGCCATTTTTTATCCTTTATGCTTTTAATGTGTAAATCATACCATTTATGACTATCTCGGTTGTGTTTAACATGCTAGAACTTCGTCACAACCTAGAATATCACTACAGCCCAGTATATACCCAACTGCTGCACATTCCCAATGGTCGAAATCAATGTCAACTATTGTTTCATAATGTGTTGAACTTGCGAACTTGTTGCCACGCTGGAAAGTACTGCAAACGCCGAGATCAATTAAGTAGCTATCCTCTATCCTCTCCTCATCAAGAAGAGAAGCCAAATAATCTACTATCATATCCCCAAATATCGGAGAAAGTGAATGAACATGGAAGCGGTAGTATCCTGAGTGGTGTTTCGCTCCTATTGAAACTCTTTTGGTATCAATAGGAACTATTTTCAAGTTTACAAAAGAGTCTGATGCCGTTATCGTTTGTCCCTCAAACCAAATATAAACACTTTGCCCATTAATGGTTAAATAATACTTATCCCCATCGGTGGTGCATTGGTCTATAAGCCATTGTTCAAAGTCGCTTTTAATTTCTGCTCTCATATTCTATCAAGCTCCTTTTGTATGTGTTTTTCTACTCTTTTTATAACTGGGCTATATCCGTCTGGGAGCTGCTCTGAGCCACCCATCTTCATACCATTTTTATAAGGGATTAATCTACGCCCCCCGTCAATAACGATTGAATGGGGAGCAAAATTCCCAACACGCCACACATTGAGTTTAATCTTTTTGGGTAATTCCCAAGATGCTTTTAGTTCTCCCTCATCTACAGGTGAAGCCTTGACTACTGCCGAATACATATCTAAAGCACCCGCAGCCCCTACATCGTTACGCTTGGACAATATAGCGTTGAACTCACTATCTATATCATCTGCGAAAGCCATTATAGCGCCCTTACATTAGCCACATGCAAAACAGTAGACTCGTTTACCCCATATTTTGTGACACTTATAATGGCGTATTTTTTACTGTCATATTCGACGGTATCATCTTTGTCTATTGCTGAAATTGTATATAGAGGAGCATCACCGATCTCAATCAATCCATCTTTGATGTCTCTTGTTTTATATGTCCCCTCATACACTTTAATGGTGGATTGCACTACTGTTTTGCCAAGTGCTATGCTGGTTGGGTCGTATGCTCCCTCTGTGGTCGTGTTGAGCGTAGCATCACGTCCAAATTGAGTAATCAGCTTTAAGGCAATATTGGTTAAGGCTGTATTTAACCCCATTTTAGCCCTTTACCAATAGAGTAGAGGATATGACAAAAGGAGATAAAAGGTCATTAACCAAAGGTGGTAAAGTCTTAACCGTTGACGAGTTGCTGCCACTAACCTCGACTTCCAATTCACCAATTTTAACACGGTCATACTCTGCCATATCATTAGGTGCTGTGTAGTCTGATTGTAAAAGATAGATAGCTAATTCACAAGTAGCATCAAGCACCCGTTGAGGTGTTGTCGACGAGGGTAGAAGTATCCCGTCCACATAAAGGTCATATCGTGGAAATGCAAGAGCCTGTGTTGTATCTGTTCGTGAACCTGTATATCTTCCATTATCTATAAGTGTGGTCGCTTGGATGAGTGCTTTATTCTTATTAGCATCTGTATCAGCGTCCCATGCAGTCACATTTAGTCTATCGGTTGTATATGTTTCTGCATCCGCTAAAGAGATATAAGAGTTTATATTTACTGTAAGTGCCATTTTTACTCACTTTTCTTTTTTCTAGGAGTACGCTTTTTAACTATTTTAAATTCTTTGTGAACATCGGGGTCAAAATCTGATTTGTTTATGATTTTATAGCCTCGTGGATGGTCAATTACAACCTTAATAGTTTCTTGCATAGTAATCCTTTGTTTTAGTATTTAATTGTAACAAAGGTAAATAGTGAAAGTGTGTTAAATAAAGTAGAGAAGAAGGAGGGAAGCCAAAAAAGGCTTCCGTTGGTTGAATGGGATTAACCCAAAAGGATAGCTGTATGTTCTGGCTTGATGTTTTCAACCCCCCAAGCAATAGAAAGCTCATAACGAACTTTTTTATACCCTAGGTAGATTGCGACCTCAAACGCTAAACCTGAAACAGGGTCAGTAATGATAGTTCTATCAATAGCCGCATCACCCTCTTTTGGAAGTGCTGGTGCTCTTGTTACGAGCTGGATAGCTTCACGGTCAAATGCCATGTTCATAGTAGCAACTGCACCTAATGACATAGCTACGCCGTCTGCTAGTGTTTGCTGTAGCCCTGGAGCTGCAATAACAACGTCCATATCACCGTCACCCGCGAAACCTGTAGTTACTACATACTTGTTATCGTCACCTGCAAAAGTGATAATATCACCCGCTAGAACTGTTCCTGTACCTGTGTCTACATGAATTGTAGTTGTGCCGGCAGGATAAGTTGCGCCTGTGTCTGTTACATAGTTTGCCGCTGTACCAATTGCGGTAGTTGTCTCAACTTTCGCCGACTCTCTAAGAGCGAACCCATGAATATCCAAAAGTACACCTTGTCTAAGTAAATCAGTGCCACCAGCTTCATTTGCTTTAGTGAGTTGTGTCAATGTTCTCATTTTCACACCAGCAGTTGAGTCTATAACACAGTTAAGGTCTGCAAGAGGAGCACCATTATCTCCTAGTATTTTTCTAACATTTGCCAACTCGCCTAAGTTTGATGCGAAAGGAGTTGTTCCAGCCGTACCGAAAGCTCTTGATGTAGCCAAATAAGTAGCAGCGATGTCTGTCTCGACTTCGTTTGTCAATGCTCTCATAGCTTGTGCAATCATGCCCGCTTGTACTGAAAGATAACCGCCACCATTATCAAGACCTTTTTGTTCTTCTCCTGCGAAACCGAACTCTGCCACTCTTGATTTAGTGATAGTAATATTGGCGTTTGTAACCGTTTGACCTGTTGGGTCTGGAACTACCATAGCTGGTGTTACGTCACCTACATTTGCCGTACCCGCGATTGGTATTCTTAGCGTTTCACCTACCGCAACTCTTTCAGCGCCTGAGTTTCTACCTACAGAGGGGATAAACCCTACCTGTTCTCTTGATACTTTGTCTAGTGCCGCGTATAAGTCGGGCATTAAGTCTGTTAGTGTATTTGCTGCCATTTTGTTTTCCTTAGTTTAGTTTCCCACCGTCTGCCATGAATTTGGCTTTTTGTGATGGGTTCATGTTGTCGAAATCTTTTCTATCCATAGCTTTACCACCATTAGATTGTGATGGACTTGAACCACCACCACCGTTAGAAGTTGCTTTAAATAGATAAGCGTTATCTGCATCACCCTGAAATGATGCCATTCTGTCTGCAACCGTTTCTGGTTGTCCTGTTGTGCCGAGCTGAGTCGCACCATTTCCATCGAGATATACAATCACCCCGCTTTCATTAATACTTGCACCATTTTTAAGGGAGTCGATTACCGTTCCCAAAGCTCTACTATTTACCACATTTGAAGAAAGCCCTATCTTGGCGATCTCATTCTCAATCATCTTAGAAGTGAACTTTTTATTAGCTTCATCAAGCTGTCCTGTATAACTCGTGTTCATTTCGTCGATTTTGTCTTTGAGAGAAGTTATCTCCGCCGTATATGTATCATCGTTCTTACCTTTTTTGATAAGTTCTGATACGCTTTCCGATGTCATATCCTCTACACCCATTCCAAGTGCAGTCGCTACTGTTGTTAGGTTTGATTTGTACTTTTCGCGTTTTGTAACGCTGTCATTAAATCTGCCCTCCATCGTTTGTAGGTTTTTAGCCGTTTCTGTGAAGTTGCCTTGTAGTGCTTCTGCTGTTGCTTTTGCACTGTCAACATCTCCACTTTCCATCTGTTGTAGTAATAGTTCAAATGACATTCCATCATCCTTGTTTTAAATTACGCTTTCCACGTTATTTATATTATATTTAATGTATTTAACGTGTGTGTGTATTTTAATCAAGTGACTGCTTAATTTTTAATCAGTAATTGACTAAAGGCTATACAGTAAAACTCTTGACTATTTTCACACTACTTGTTATAATCTTTGAAAGCCCTTCGGCGAGAACAAGCATACGCAACTGTAGTTGTTCTTTGAGAAACAAAACAAGGAGTAAAGATGGAAAATTCTCGATTTAAATTTAGAGCGTGGGAGGGGAGAGTAATGAGAACATTCGATAAATATGAAAACACTAGAGAGTTTCCTAACGAATGTTTATCTGATTTTTTTGATGATAATTTTGGATGCCAGGTTATGCAATACACAGGACTCAAAGACAAAAACGATGTAGAGATTTATGAGGGAGATATTTTAAGCAACAATGGAGATATTCACACAGTAGGTTTCCAAGACGGTTGTTTTTTAATGATTGAGGAAACAATACATAATGCAGAAATAGAGCCATTATACAAGTTCTTTTTTGAAGAGTATGAGGGTACAGACTTGGAAGTAGTCGGAAATATATACGAAAACAAAGAGCTTTTGTCTAATAAAGCATAGATTAGCTATAATGTCTAACGAGGGTTAAAATACTCAACTACCAACCGAGATGAAAACTCTCGGAACTTCCCACATTTTTTCGGAATAACCAAATTATCCACAAAGGGTGACAAATGTATAAGATTACAATAGAGAAGATTGACAAAACAAATAAAATGGTACAAGGTGAATGGGGCGTGATTGACAAAAGACCATACACAGAAGAAGAAGCCAAAAAAGCCTATGAGTTTAAAGAGTTCAAGGGTGAACTAAAAGAGGTTAGGGGGTATAGGCCTAATGTAGAGAAAACCATAGAAACAGAAACCACAATACTTACCCAAACTATTGATGAATTAGATTTAGTTTCGGTTATCAAGGCTATAAACAAGATAGAAAGATAAAAAGGAGATAAAATGATAACTATAAAAGACGCTAATGGAAATTATGTTCCAATAGAGGCAGAGGAGCTAAGCAAGGTTGTTGTAGATAATTTGTCTACTCTATTTGGGATGGATGTTGCTGCCATTATTGAGTTTAGAAAGATTATGATGCTGGAAGGGTTCAGCCCTGATGTATCCGCTAAAGATGTAAAGGATTTCTATGATAGAACCAAAAAGACATAACATGTTTAGTGTTGTTGTAAATATAGATTTTTAAATCATCTCTTTTAACTCTTGGATAGTAAAGACCTCGCCACTTTTCACATCAACAAAGCTGTTTATCTCAAATTTACCTTTTTTGTATAGGTTGTATCTGCCTTGACCTAAATAGCTTTTCTGAAACTTGCTTGACTGTGAGCCAAACCAATCTTTAAACTTAATCTTATCGCTGATTTGACCTTTTTTGTCTCCACTTGCTGAGCGTGTGTTGTCTATCTTTGAACCCGTTATTGATACAAGCACTGATCTGCAACGAAAATGCCTGGGCGGTTTGTTCGGTATATTCTCCCACTCGTAGCCTCGACTCTTAAAGTATCGCTTTCCATCAAGTGAAGCACATATCAAAGTAGTACGACTATCCAACACCGCTACACTTTCCCATCCTTTAACCAAATCACCAAACCTAGCATAGGCTTTACCATCTGCCTTGCTCCTGGCTGAACTGATAGCAGTATGTACCACGGCTTGCATTTCCTTAAACGATGTACCGTTAGCGTTCCTTAAATTGCGTGTAATTTCACTATACCCAACGTTGGCAGCAAGTCCGCCCGTGATGATCTGTTTATATCTCTCTATTTGATTAAGTGTTGAGGCATGGAGCAAATCGTTTAAATTTACCGCCCTATCACCCATTAGGATAATCGAGTCCATATTTATTATCTCTTTTATAAGCGACTTAGGAAGTGAGGCATAAGCGTAACCTACCCCGAGCTCGGTATTCAATGCACCGAAAAGCGTATCGTATGATAGATGTGCGAATTGAGTCATATCCTCAGACAATGGGTCAATTACCCCACTATACAAAGCGTGTACCTCTTGCTCTATAAGTGCTTTGATTGCTTTAAGTCGTTTCTTTTGTAGAGAGTCGTCGGTCTTAATTATTTTCGCCATGATTGTACTCATCGCATCATCTAAAGCTTTGACAAAATACACCTCTGTATCACTCTTGAAACGCTCTTGGAGTGCTTGGAGTTTTATCGCTGTGTTTATAGGCATATTAAATACTTACGTTTTGATTTTCTGCTTCGAGTAGTGCCTTTGCCTCTTCCCGGTCAAATTTTGAGATAAAGTCACCTTTTTGTAGTTCATCCCAAAGTCCATCTAGGGTTAAAGTGCCTTGTGCATACATATCAAGATATTTAGCCGCTTGTTCTGGAGTGAGTGCAATACCGATAAAGTCTTTGTTTGTTTCTATCGTACCTTTTGCATCACGGTTCATCATATCGCACCAATACACATAAGCGGTCATTAAAGACTGTTCTGTGCTTATCGCGATAGTTGATAGCTCTGATGTATCACTTGACGCTTCTATAGCCACTTCTGTCGCTGTGCGGTCTGTATTGCTGTCCGTTAGGATAGATAGCCCCATTGTAGCCATACGCTTTTCGATACGCTCTATTTCACCTTGTAACTTATCTACGGAGGTGCCTTTGAACTCTTCCCATTGGAAGTCGCCAGTGTCTTTATCGGTAAATCGTATAGCATAATCAACGCCTATGACCACATTGTCACCGTCTGTTTTTGCTCCCCACATTTTAGGGATAGGGTTAGCAGCTATAAACAATGTCTTATCAAGTTGAGATTGAAAATTAAAATGTTTTAAGTTGAGGTCTGCAATTTCTAAGAATGGTGGCTCTGCTTGGAGATAGCCCGTTCTGTTTGTGTAGACGGGCACTAATGGGATATAAGACAAGCCTGTCAAGCCCTCTTCCCCTGCTATTTTAGCTCCATTTTCATCGAATACTTCCCACGCTCCAACAGTTAAAACCCTATGTTGTTTTGATGTTTTCTCTGCAAAGCGTCCATCTTTGACTTTTATATTCTCTTCGATAGTCACTTGGGTCAATACATTGTTTTCTATCGTTCTATTAATGATCTGTGACGCATCTATTTTTGTAAAATATGGGATTATACCTAACTCTAATTGCTGCTTAAGTGATGATAGCTTCACATCATTTTTAGGCATATCGACCAGTATATAAGATATTCCATCCCACAAAGCAGAATTAACAGTATCTTTCATAAATGTATTTAGGCTTGACTGTGCGTTGTCGATATTAGAGGTTTTATCCATAAAGAGATCGTCTAAATCAGATAGCATGATAGGCTTTCTAAACAACATACCATTAGCCGTTGTAATGGTTTTCTTTGTAGAGTTGAATAACGTTGCGTTGGTTTGACGTGACTCGTAACCTTTTTTGCTTTCCATTTCCCACTTAGATAAACGATTGACTACTTTTTTAAGACCTGCTTTAAAGTCTTGCATCTTTGTTATGTCTGCGATGGAGTTTGTATAAATTGCGTCTTGGTAGCTTGGTACATCAATAGACATAGAGAGCCTTTTTTGTTTATATTATAATAAAGCTCTTAGTCTATGGTGTGTTAAATACTACCTCATGGCGAAAGGGACTGCTTCGATTTTGCCGTGAGTTATGCCAAACTCTCTCACGACAAAATATCCTGTCCCATCGTTGAAGTCATCAACTGCCCCACCTTTATGTTCGTTTGACTTCTCTGGCTTCCCATCTTTCCCCCACCCCTGCACAGCCAAGGCATTTGATAGCTTAGGACACTTTGCGTAATTTACTAAGTATCTGCCTTTAGATATAAGATTGTTCATACTGTTTACTCTGTCTCTAATCGCTCCGTTTACTCTTGGGTATACAAGTAAGGGCTCATTTGGTGTTCTAATGTTGTCACGCAATATATGTAAATCAGATTTACTAGCATTTGAGCTTTCGTTATCCCCTGAACTATCGGGATAAATATAAATAATGTGATTTGGATATCGCTTGTTTATCTCAATACAAATAGCATAAGTGTTTTTTGGTGCAAATTCATCAACTGCATGAACCGTATTGCCGTCTATCACATGAACAACACAAGCACAACCACCAACGTTAAAATCTATCCCTATAAGCAGTTTGTCTGTGGGCTTTATTGTTCTAAGAGATTGGTGAAGTATCTTATGATAGAAGTGATACACTTTATCTTGTGTGAGCGATACCATTTTACCACGGGTAAAGAGATTGGCTAAAATGGGGTCATACATCTCTAAAATATCATCTAAATACTCTTCTGGGAGGAATGGGTTATCTTTTGTTTGGGCTTCTATTAGATGATAATCTCCAACTATCCCACCATCCAATAAATCATAGTTACCGAACCCGTCCATTGTAGTCTTGTCAATACACTTGTTATACAGTTCCCAAACAAAGCCCTCTGTCCCATAGTCGGGGGTTGTTATTATCCCAATAGTATTTAGTGCTCCGTCTGGCTTTTTCTGTCTGTTTCTTTCTCTTATTTTCTTATAGACAAACTTTGCCTTTTGTGGTTTTAATGTATCAAGTTCATCTATAATACTATCTGCCACCTCATAGGCGATTATCTTCTCTGGTGCATCCATTGAGCGAAAGTAAATAGAGCCTTTATCGTGTAATGTGATAATTTTATCGGTCTTATTAAGTGTGTGTGGTTGTCCTATCTTGATAAGTTCAGCTACAACCCCGCTCATCCCCCTATCTCGTATAAGATTATAGTCTGGCATATAGTAAGCCACATTAAGAGTAGGGTACTCATATTTTAGTTTTAGTATCCTTGCTATGCCACCGTCTGTCTTTCCACTTCCTAACCCGCCTATAAGTGCAGGATATTTGGCTTTACTTAATGCAAAACTTGTTTGATGTTTTAATGTTAGCTTTTCGACTTCAACTTTTAATGGTTCTGACATTGTAGCCTACTATTTCATTATTATTTTGTTGTGCATTAGTGTTAGTAATTATAGCATTTGAGTGACGCTTGTTTACTTTGAGTGTTAATGATGCCTTGTCTATACCGTCATCTATCGCTTTTAAATCATCTGGGCTTAGTACTACAGACATAATCTCATGGCTCTCTTCTCTTTTCCCGTCTGCATTGTAATTAATATTTTTAACTATCGCCTCTTTTCTATTTTCACTAAGTAGTTCGGTTTTTCTTATTAGCGATAATTGTGCAGCGTTTTCTACCAACCCTTTATTTAGTAATTCATCTTTCGCAGTGTTCACTATTGCGTTCATTTGTTCATCTGAAATTAAAGCTTTTGCCGACAATAGCGACACTTGTGCGTTCACTAAGTGTTCATTTTGTGGTTTTACTTCTTTTGTTATCTTGTTGACTGTACCTATTGATACAGCATGTTTTTTTGATAATGATCTTTGTGAGTACTTGTTTGTATGATAATCTGCAAGTATTTCTTTTTTAATCTTCTCTGAGACTCCCTTAGCCATCTTCACCACCAAACAAAGTCGTTTCTTTTTTTGGCTTCTTGAGTTTCTTCATTTTCCCCGCTATCTTCAAAAGCATATCCCCAGACCTTTTAGCCTTTGACGCGTGGACATTCATTTGTGTTTGGTTGAAGTCTGCATCTTGTATCTTCTCAAATATGATAGTAACCTTTTTTAGTATAGTAGACAGATCAACCGATGAAGCTATCAAGGAGGATAAGGAGTCATCTTCCATATTCACTATCAAAGTCAACTCTCTCTCGTATGGCTCATAATGAGATATAGATAAATTATGTTCTACCCGTTCCCTCTCTGCTCTGCCATAAAATGCTTTTTTAAGATATGTAATACAACCTACGAGAAAATCCTCTGCTACATCTATGTCGTCATCTATGCGTTCGATACACAGAAAGTAAAGTTTCTCTGCGTTCATGTTTGGCACTCACATTCTGTAGTGTCGCCACTATTGTTAAAAACAGGTGTTATAGTAGTGTGATCATCTTGCGGCTTGATGTATTCGTGCATAAAGAAGCCCGTGTCGGTATCGCAGTAATATCTATCTTCTGCGCCGTAAGTATCTAAAAAGTCTATGTATGCTGGAGTGTACTTATCTAATTCACACCCGCCTAGTAAAAACGCTAGAAGTATTAAAAGTTTACCCATGTTATCCCCTTGTTTCGGTAACAGGTCGATGCCCTTTGTTGATTTCCCTTGCCCTTATCTTACTACGAAATAGTCTAACACGCTCGCACGACTCATTACAAGTTGAGCGTCTTGCTCTTTTCGGGTCAAGTATCGCCTTTTCACACACTGTACATATTCTTAGGCTAATCGCTACCATATTGTACCACATCTTTAAATTTTTTCTTATATGTGTCTATAATCTCTTTTAGTTCTTCAACTGCATAACTCTTTGTCTCATTATTTGCTTCCAACGCTTCTACCTTGTCAAGCCCTATCTTCTCTATAAGTGCCACCCTGTATGGTACCAGGTTGCCAGATAAGTGGTTGTTACATATACTGCATTGGGAATGAGCATTATCTTCGTTAAATCGTAGTTGATGATTTCTGCCAGTAGGTCTAAAGTGTCCTGCGTGCCTTTGTCTATTCCCTGTGTGATTACAAGAGATACAAGGTAAATGCTCATCTCTCTTTCGTATGTACCTGTTAAAGACTTGTTGCGCTACTTTGGTTAAGTGTGGTATGTCACCCTCTTTAAACTCTCTAAGGGCTTTTCTGTTCTCTTTTAGTTTGCGTTTGGCTACGACTTCTTTTTGGTAGTCTATCGCACATCTCCACCCACAAGTTTTATGCCATCCGTTTTGAGGTATAAAAGTATTATCACACTTGGAGTGGGCACAAGTTTTTTCTTTGAGTTGTTTCTTTTTGGTTTGCTGTGCTTTAGTCATGAACTATCCCTTCGCTTTCTAGTGCAAACGATACTGTCATTTATATTTCCCTTATTGTTTTTGAGTTAAATATTCTGCGTATCATGTATGCTCTTGCATAAGATGCTCCAAAAAACATCACAGACGATACTGAAGCTTGTTCTGCGGTTGCCACGATACCCATTAAGGGAAACGCGAAAAAGACTAAGCACCACCCAATTATGATGCCTGTAATCTGATTTATTATAATTTCATAATGACTGTGTTTTTTAGATTGCATTAGAATAAGCTCCCTTGTACTTTTTCTAGTCTTTTATTTGCTATCTCTACATAGTCGGCTTCTAGTTCGCATCCACACCAATCTAAACCTAAGCTTTTACAGGCTATTGCTGTTGTTCCTGAACCCATGAATGGGTCAAAAATCTTGTGGTTTTCTTCTGTAAAGTTTCTTAAAATATCGCTAAACAATTTTAAAGGCTTTTGTGTTGGATGCACACTTCCATCAACTTGTATTTCCACTCTATTAAAAGTGATTATTCTTGTAGCACACTGATAGCTAGAATATGCTAGTTCGCAATCACTCATAGTTAGTCCCCTCTGCCCTTTATCCCAAATAATCCAACCTTTTGTATTCTTCTCCAGCTTATTTACAAAATAGTTAGCACCCCATATAACCTGATTTTTACTTATTCTGAATATCTCATCAAATAATTCCTTGCTTGGTGTTGTGCTGTCCCATCCTTTAAAGCTATGTGCTTTTCGATTTGCTTTTGGATTGTTTTTGTTTATTGATTTTTTTTGCCCATCAATTCCTATCCCATAAGGCGGGTCAGTCAGAACCAAATCAAAATAATCATCTGGTACTTGCTTCATGAATTCAAGACAGTCAATGTGGTGGATTTTGTTCATTTTCTCACTCATGTCAAACTCTGCAACTTCGGCTTCCATTTCTTTTAGTGTTAAGCTCATGCGTTCACACTTATTGAGTCTGCTCTATTACTATTAGATATAAGCCCTCTGACTAAAAATCTATGTGGGAGTACAAACTCTTTAGGCTTCCCAACCCCTCTCACTTTCTTTTCTTCATTGATAGTCTTTAGGTTAGCTTTCTCTTTGATCGCATTCTCTCTCCATGCTCTCCTATTCTTCTCTGCTCTGCACTCATCGGAACAGTATCGAGTTAAGGACTTTCTTTTCTCTACTTCAAAGGTTTTATCGCATCCATCAAGTTTGCATACTCTGTAAGTCGGCTTGTGTTCTTTCTTGTTTGCTTCTCTGTGTTTTTTTGCTTCGAGTTGGTTCATTTTATATGCGCAGTCAGTCCCTTGACAGTATTTCTTTGTAGCGTGAGCGTCTTTTGGGAGTAGTTTTCTACAATGGGTATATTTACAAAATCTAGGCATCTGAGCATCTTTCTCTTTTTGCCTTTTAAGTCTTACCTGTTCTTTGTGGTATTTATCAGAACATCCCTCATTGCAGAACTTTGACCGGTGATAGGGTAGTATTTCGGTACATTGTACGCATCGCTTTACCCCTCTTTTGTTTTTAGTCCATTCTCTTTGAAACGCTCTTTTATGCTCTGGGTTAGCGTACGGCATTTGTAGCCTTTGTATAAAATACGCAAAACTCATCAATCATGGCTTTGCTTTTAATGAATATCGTGTGACTAAAAAACCCTTCTCTCACAGTAAACAAAACTCCTGCTATTGTGGTGGTAAATCCGTTCCAATTATTGTAATATCCTTTTTTATTTAGGTGTTTACTGAACTGACTCACTAGGGATAAATCACTTAGTAGGTAGTATATGTCTGTTAATCGTGCTTTTGTCTCATCTTGCTCTTTTGTGTACTTATGATAGCTGTCAAATAGATTTGTATCTAGGCTTGACATGTATTTGAAGGCTTCTTTGTTTGTGTTTTTTAAAAGTGCAAAGTAGTTTTGGTTTATGTTGAGTTCTCTTGCTACTTGTCTCATGCTTGTTTGATGTGCTATTGGGCTACTCATCTTCTGCCCTTTCAACTACAAAGCCTATCTCTTGTTTCTCTTCTGTGGCTACAACCATATCATGTACGAGTCCACAGTCACAACACTTGAATTTAAAGACCTCGTTTGACATCATTGTTATAGGTTCGCCGTCTATTAGTTGCTCAAAGCCGTCCTCTCTTTTGTGGCTCATTTGGTAGCCTTTCTCTCGAATTTCGTACATGTCTCGTCTCTCTCTAAAGCATACTCATAGGTGTATAAAATACTTTTCACGTTACTACAACTCCAATCTTCAAGAGTATGTATGTAGTATTCGCAGTTCTCACAAGTTCGGCTTTCGAAATCATCGTAGATTTTATCAATTATCATAGCTAACGATTTTTTATCAAATGGATATAGCCTCTCCTCTAGCTTAAATGCGTACTCTTTCGCTTCCTCTCTATTCATCCCTCTACCTCAATTCTCGTCACCCTTTCATCATGCAAACGCTTATCGCTGTAGACTGTGACTTTCTTGTTATGGATGTAGGTGTAGTCCAATCTATTGTGCATCATATTTTTAACTTCTTTGATGATATTTTCATCTTCTATAAACATTCCGTCAACGGTCATAATAGTGTGTTTCATGTTGTCTCCAGTAGTTTTGGATTTTCGTATATGTTTCCGATTACTTCGCATTCATCCATGTTGTCGTGATATTCTAACTCCCCAGCACATCTCTTGAAGTAAAATCCGCTATGGTTGCCTCCTCCTCCATCAAATCCTATATTCTCACACCATTCAATTACGCCAAAATTTGTAATATCCCCTTCATAAATCTCTACACCGTTTTTGTCTTTGAGTCCTGTGTATTGCATGAGTATCCCACCTCTATCAATTTCTATTCCTGGTAGTTGCATATCCCAAACATTGAAACTATCTGACATTATTTTCACTTTTTGATGCCACGCTCTAAATTTAATATCTCTCATATCCTCCTCCTAAAACGGTATTTCATCTTCGTTGATGTCAATTTCTGGGATGTTAGATGCCTGTGCTTGTTGTGGTGGTGCTTGGTATCCGCTTTGTGGTTGGTTGGGCTGTTGTGGTGCATCTGCTTTTCTGTCTATGAAGTCGAAACTATGTAGCTTTATGCCTACCTTGCTTCGCTTCTGACCGTCTTTCTCCCAACTTTGGTAGTCGAGTTCGCCATCAATCAATATACGGCTTCCTTTGTGAAAGAATTTCTGCAAGTTCTCAGCTGTTTTGCCAAATGCTGTTACGTCAAAGAATGAAGCTTTTTCTACATACTGCCCTGACTGATCTTTGTATTTTGAATTGTATACAACGCTGAATGATGCGATACAAGTTCCGCTTTGAGCATATTTTAACTCGATGTCTTTCGTAATTGTTGCTAGTAATTGTAGTTTGTTCATTATGCGTCCTTTTCAATACTGTCTGATTTAAGCGTTTTTATTGTCGCGTCCATACTCTTTACTATCTCTAGTATGTTTTCGAGACTCAAATGAACAGCGGAGCTCTTAAGCGCATAGTTTAAACTTCTAGTAAGTGCTACTCTTGCATCTCCAAAGTAGCCTAATATATTTTCACCCTCTTTAAGTACAAGATTATTGCTATCTAGTCTTTCAAGATATATTGTAGCATCCACTTCTACGTCTTTTTTATTTGTTCTAGTTGTTGTTGGTGTTAGTTGTATCATGTAGTGACCTCCTAAAGTCTTATGCCTCTTAAAGATGATGTTGTCCTGCTTTAGGAGGAAGAAACAACATCTTTAAAAGTTCTTTTCGAGATAGTATTTCAACTATCGCTTATTGTATTGTACTCTTTTTATGTCAACATCCCCAACTAATCCACGTTATTTGTGCTTGTTTGTTGGGAGTGTGTGGATATGTAACTACCCCCTAAAACAGAAACAATTTTTTAACGGCTCTGATGATAGATCAAACAACCCATCTGCTGTATGGTTAAATTTAAACTCCATGTCTTTCGTAGTTAAATAGTCCATAAAGAAATGTTTGTTTACTATCTTTTCGCCACTATCTTCAAGCCTTTGCAATTCAGCCTCAATCATTTTGACCCATTCCCACACTTTCGGATAGTTGTCATAAATAGTTTTCCAAGACTCTTCTGGCTGATAAGGACAATTCATGCACCCAAGCCTAGTAAACTCTCGATACAATTCATTTTCCATCTCATGCTCTTTTAAGTATATAAGACAATCTGTTTCTGTCATTCCATACTCTTTGAGTGGGTATTTATATTTAAAAAGTTTGGTGTCTGCTATTGATCTATCTTCACCTTTTGCAAACCCGATATGAAAAGTTACCTCTTGGTTTGGATAGTTTTCTTTTACCCACTCTTCTGCTGGCTTCTGTTTTGACTCTCGTTTCCAATAGCAGGGGATTGTTATAAGTGGTAGCCCCCTTATCCACCCTTTCCTATCTCCTCTTGTTATCCTTCCAAAAATCCAATCTTCAAAAGTTGTGGATGGCTTTAAAGTAATAACCTCTACTCCATATCTATTTTCTAAATATTCATTATAAACTTTTCTATATTTGTGTAGTTTTGGAAACTCCCATAGAGTATCACAGAAAATAATATGCGTTATGTTTCTACCATCTCTAATCATCTTGTCAAGCATTACTGTGCTATCTTTGCCGTATGATAGCATTACTATATCAATCATCTTTGGCCTCCGCACTTCTCACACCAAACATCATCCTTATGATTTCCCTTGTGGAAACATTTGTAACAAGTCCATTTCATCCCATCCCCTTCACTAATCTCTTCACTTTCTTTTGACCACTTGATAACGTGGCATACTTGCTCTTGGCTACATACTTACTCAAAAACAACTGCATCAAACTCTCTCCAAGTTTATGCTGCTCCGACAACTCAACAATAACCGAACTTCTACCAAGCCCCGAAAGTGCTTTGATCTCTTTATCCGTGAAATACGAATGACCGTCCACCACCAAAGATGAAAAAGGCTTTTCGTTCCCAAGTTCGATTTGGTTCTTTATGAATGTCCGGGCTTGTTCCACTTTGTGCGTGAGTTGTTTCGTATTCGATACTGTTCTTTTTATCTTCTAGGAATTGATAGAACGCTTCGGTATCTTCTGCGCCTATAAGTGCTTCATCTATTGCTACGGAATGTTGAGCTGAGTTTAGGTCTAAGCCCATTAGGTTTGCTATTCTAAGTTGTATCATTATATAAACTCCATTAGTGTTGTTTTGGTTGGAATGTCTATGCACTCATATCGTCTTGCTTCACCTTTTGGATATTCCTGTATCTTGTATCTGAATGAGGATAATGCTTCTTTTTTAAATCTTCTTGTACCTGAAATAAATACATACCTATGTTTTCTAGGTCTATCTTCAAAATACAATCTATCCCCGTATTCTTCTTTTAGCTGAGCGTTTGTTTTCCCGTTCCCATATGTCGCGTGGTGTTGATGTTCAAGTCCTTTTACCTTAGGGTCTTTGAATTTAGAACTTAATCCCGTATAGTGAAAATTGCACGCTTGATATATATACCCTATGTGTCCTTGGCTTGTATCTGCATAAGAGACTATGATCTTGTCTCCAAGTAATGACATTGAATTTCCAACCAAAAAAGAGGCACTGTTTTTTGTTGCGTTACTATTTATGACAAGCCTATTTAATTCTACAACATTGCTTGCAAATTGTTCACCACAAACACCCCTTAAGAGTGTTGAGCTTGCGGGGGTACCATAGGTAACTATACCTATCATTCCCTCATCTGTAAACAATCCGAAGGCATAACTTATTGACGGCATACGCTTTGCATAATGCTTTTTAAGAATGAATGGCTTTGCTTTGTCCGTTTTAATTTGTTCAACTTTCATTTTTCATTCTTTCTTAAAGCAAACAGGATAATAATTCTCGCCGTTACTATATCCATCTTCATATCCCTGAATATATCTTATCATGCCCAATCTTGTATTTATCCTTGATCCACACCTCTCGCATTGTTTTCCGTCTGTATCTTTAACCCATTTATGGCGATGTCGCATAGGCTTATTTTGGCTATGTATTGACTTCATCTATCACCTCCACATCTATTTCATTTTGTTGTTGTTGCATTCTCCATGCGTATGAGCCTACTTCTGGCTCTTTGCCTTTAAATGTCTGTTTTTTGGGTTCAAAAAAATCTTTCCAATTTGAATTAATTGCATTTTCTATTACCTGCTGATTTCGTCCAAACCTAAAATACTTTTCAAGTAGTCTATTATGTATTGAATTTGTAGTCTGTATTTTTAATAGTTTTCTGAGTGAAATATATTCAAGATATAAGCTCTCTTCTTTTTGGCTCAACTCTTTATATAAATGATGGTTAAGTAAATAAACTGATGGTTTAGGTTCAGCCGTTGAACTTTGGGCTACCTTTTGTGGTTCAGCCGTTGAACTTTGGGGTGTTAGTTCAGCCGTTGAACTTTGGGCTACTAAATCAATAGTGTAAATAGTTGTTTTTCTCCCACCTTCTGCTTGATTTCTAAGTACTTTTTTTACTAGATTTTTTGCTTCTAGTCTCTTTAGATTTGCACTAACCGTAGCCCTTGCAAAACTACACTTTATTTGCAGTTTGTCATAGGATGGATAGCATACTCCATCATCATTTGCATGATCGCATAATGCAAGTAATAACATTTTTTCGTTTGTTGGTAAATCAAGTTCCCATGTTTTTGACATTAGTCTTATACTCATAACAACTCTCCTACTTCTGAAAACTCTTGAATTTCATTAAGAGAGATAGCTTCTCTTATGAGCTTGTGTGTTTTTTTGCTTATTTTCTTGGTGTAGTCAAGATAGTCAATACTTGTTGCTATATTGTCTATTGCGAATGAGTATGAGTCTGTAATTGTTAGCACACCAGGTCTTATAGAGAAGGTGATATTTGAACTATCGTTTACATCTATATTTGGTTGCATATCTTCTTTAATTTCTTTATCCATATTTATGAGTAAGTTATCAATAGGCTTCAATATAGTCATAAGAAATTGCTCACAATTATTAAGAATATTTTTGCGAGACTCACTTCCTCTGTCTAAAAAATCACTAAACCCTATTTCTTTTACATCCCATATATATATAGATGTGGCTTTTTTATATTTACCTCTTAGGTGTGTTGCTATTCTACTTGCAATATTTTTAGATTGACCAACATACAGACAGGTATTCTCATTATATATAGCATATACGCCACTTATTTTTTCATTCATGCCGTTATCTGTTTCTAAACTTAGGGCATTTGTCAACTTAAAATATAACGCACCTTGTTCGATGTCTTCATAGTTATGTATTTCAATATACACTTTGCATCCTTTAACAATAATAATTAAATGGGAGTATTACAAAAGTGAGTGCCAACTCTTTATACCCAAATGTAAAGCCTAGTCGGTTGGCGGAACTAGGACTTACATTTAGTTATTCTGTATTATACCATACTTTACATAAAATATAGTTACCGCCTAATGGTGAGTTAGGCGGCGGGGTTTTCTTTTAGCCTTTTGCATCTTTTTTGTTTATATCATCTATTGCAGTTACTTTTGCAGAACCATCTTTGTTCATGCTTAAGCTTAATCCGTCACCCAAAAAGTCCTTATCATCTATAAACGCGTATATCGCTTGTTCAACTTCTCCAGGACTTAATTCAAATTCTCTTGAGTGTGTCTCTATGTAGTACTTTTTCATTACTTCTCCTTTAGGTCATTCTTGACAATATTTCTATTCTTTTGTCAAGCTGTGTATTTATTTGCTTATCTATCTTTCTCTTTATTTTCCAGACTGCAAGAGAGCCTATTTTTAGTTTTTTTGATATTTCTCTTACTGTCGCACCAAAAGAAAGCATATTTTCTATCTTCTCTCTATGTTGTGCTTTTCTTAGCTCTCTGTTACCTTTTTTTGTTCCAACTACATCATTTGTAAAATATGGATATTTGTATTCAAGGTTGTTTTCCAGGCAAAATACCATTATGTTTCTCTCAACTCTCGCCTGCTCAATATTGTCAAAAGTTGCGTGCATACTTATATGGTTTGTCCTTCTGTTTTTATTTATTACCACCATAAATTTGCCATTATCCATATATATAATATGTTTATCCTTTTCTTTTCTGTGTGAAAATCTATCTTGTCTTATCACTTGTTCATGCTGTGTTATCCATTGGCAATTAGATGGTTCATAGTTTCCATATCTATCTTTCCTGTCTATAGTCAAGTTATCAGCATATCCATTTTGATTAGCCCATATGAAAAATGTATCAAAAGTATTCCACTCTTCACATACACTTATGCCAGCACCACCATAATATTTATACCCTGCTATTTTTGTATCTACACATCTTTGAACCATCGCTCTGTATATGCCATATATTCTTGTGCCAGATTGTCCATGAGTTGTTTTTCCCATCTTAAAAATGCTCCTCTCTTTTTTCGGTATGATCTTCTCTCTCTAGCTTCTCTTTCATAAACACATAAAGTTTGCGTCTCCAATTACTAGGCTCTTGTTTTTTCCAATTAGCTAAAGTCCTAATCGGCATCTTAAATCGCTCTGCTATTTTTACATCTGTCATATTGTTCCTTATGTTAATATAAGAAAGTATATCACAATAAATGCAACATTGTCAAGAAAATTACATTTATTTTCATAAAACCCTTGACATTTAAAATATTCTCTGGCAGAGAATAGAAAAACGAAACGCGATGGAAAGAAGTAAGTCAAACCTCTTCATTATTGAAACTCGTTTAATACTTTAACTTACTCGCGTCACCACTTCACCGAGAGCTTTTACATGAGCCGTCAGTTTTGATTTAACTCCTCCTTTTTCAAAATATCCCTTTCTTTGACGGCTCTTGTGAGGGCTTTACCTCAAGGTGTGTGACCTTATCACATTAACCAAGCCTATAAATGAGGCTGCTGCTTACCCCCTTTCAAGTATGGGTAGCCTCTTCATTTATGGCATAAATCTTGAAAGGATTAGAAATGAAAAAAAGAAAGTTTAAAAAACTAATGAATGGTGTTAAAAAAATACAAACATCATTAAAGGTAGGGCAGACAGTAACAGTAGTCAGATGGAAAAATCCGCTTAGTGATGGAGTAACTTTTGATAAGTCTTGGATAGGAGATGAGCTTGAATTAATGGCTATTGACTATCCTTTTGTGAAGGTTAAACTTTCAAGTGTTGGGCTAAAGGGGGATATTAAAACTCTAAGTATGGATCAAGTTGAGTTAAAAATCTTAAATAAAAATTTTGTGAATATAAAATAAAGGACAGAAGATGTTATTGAATGAACTAGAAGCTCCAAGCGAAACGATCAAAAAAGCAATTGCAGATGGCATAGAAACCGTAGCTCAGTATAATATATGGCTGCAAGGCTACATGATAGGGCATAAAGACGCGGGAGAGGTTGCACTTAAAGCGATTGGTGGCGATGATTTAGAATGGTTGGTAAATCCTGATTGGAAGCCTGATAGCGTAACACATCATACAAATAAGGAGGATTAAATGAGTGGATTACCAAAAGAAATTTATGTAGTGGTTGCAGAGAGTGATTATCCCATAAAAGATAAAAAAGGTGTACCTATTGCTTTTGAGTCAGAGGCATTAGATATTGAGAGTGCTAGGGCTTTTCAAAAAAGAATAGGAACAAAATATGGAAAGACAGCTATCTATAGAGCTGAGAGGACAAAATCATGAGCTTATCAAAAATACAAGTAGAGCTAAATGTTCCCAAAAACCAATACAATAATTTTGGGAAATACAACTATAGATCACTAGAAGATATTACAGATGCGTTAAAACCCCATTTAAAGGCTTTTAACTACTCTTTAATAGTAAGTGACACCATAGAAGAGATTGCAGGCAGAATATACGTTAAGGCTACAGCAAACCTATATGATGAAACAATGAAGGTTATCGGAACTGCTACAGCGTTTGCAAGAGAGCCTTTGGGTAAAAAAGGCATGGATGAGGCACAAATAACAGGTGCCACCTCGTCATACGCTAGAAAATATTGCCTTAATGGATTATTTGCTATTGATGATACAAAAGACGCAGACAGCCACGACAATACTAAGATAGTTGCTACACCTAAAGCCACACAAGATGATGTGTTGACTATTCAAGGCTTAATCACTCAAACCAATTCAGATATAGCGAAATTTCTATCTGTTTATAAAGTGAAAAAGATTGATGAGCTTGACAAAGTGCAAGTAGAGTCGGCAATAACGCTACTCACTAAAAAACTAAAGGCTTCGTGATGGTAAGGGCAAAATTACTTTCCAATATATATAAAGTGTCCGTGTATAGGGTAAGATATAGGAGTAATATGGTTATATATGATTATGAAGACGGGATGCCATTAATGAACAGAACCAGCATTAACATCCACGAACTAGCTCATAAGTGTAAAGAGTGGGCTGTTCTTCAGGGATATATGATAGAAACTTGCGTAGGCTATTTCTCATCGGCAACTGTAGCTATTTGGGATATTGAAAATACTACTTGTGCAACAAGACTAGATACGGAACGCTATTCAAAAGAAAAATCTGAAAGATGGACAGAACCCGAAGCAATCTTCAAGGCGTGTGAATACATACTAAAGGAAACACTATGAGTGAAAGAGAAAACATAAAAAATATGGATGGCAATCTTGAGAGTTTGAGACGGTATGAAAACCGTATTAGCTCAGGCGAAGAACAACTAGAGAAGATACAAGATGAGATGTTTGAGGATTTGGACGATTTAATCGAGGAGTTTTTAACCAATGTGAGGGATTATTCAAAGCGTGATGATTATGACCTTTACACAGAAGCTATCGAGTACGTGAAGGATAACTTGTGAAGAACTATGACCCGATACAATGGTTCGTCATAAAGCGAATTGAAGCCGATAAAAGGCTAAAGCAGGCAAGAGTATTGGCAGAACGAGAAAAGCCGTTGAATGATAAGCTAGATAGCTTCTATCATGGTAAAAGTAGTTTTAGAGATGAGGTAGACACAAAAGAGTTAAATAGTTACATGGATTTATCTTGACTATCTCAAATCAATTCAATAAATATCTGCATGGTGTCGTATTAAAGCAAGTATTTGACAACTCCCGTCAAGTATCATTCCGTGAATGGCTAGACACTAACACGGGGGGATGCCTTATCTTTTATAAAGGTGAGGACTACGACACAATGGATGAGTTGAAACAGTTATTTAAACTGATGAACCTTTACTATCCTATCGAAGAGGATGGAAAAGTAAGTACCCGTGATATAACAAGCAAAGAACTGTCAAGGCATATTGAATTTGTTTTGAAGATCATGGGGGAAAATGGAGTGCTACTTCCTTTTATTGAGGATGAGTGGCAAAGGCTTTTAGAACAGGCAGGAATAGAGAAGGAGAAACGATGACACAAATACCAATATACAGAGCAAAGAAGATAGATAGTGATGAGTGGGTAGAAGGAGATTTTGCTAAATCTAATTCTTATACAACGGAAAAGGGTTTGGCTATAGGGGAAGGTAATGAAATATGGAATAGAGACAACTCTGTTGATGTTGATGAATTATCATATCCAATAGACACAAAAACCCTAGCAATCCACTTCCCAAACATGCTCGACAAAAACAAAAAGCGTATCTTTGCAAGTCTTAGTGAAGATGGGGTTGGCGGGGATATATTCTATATAGGGGATAAAGATATACATGAGATAGCTATTATGCGACTCCATCAACTAATGGGCAAGGGCTTAACAAATAATAGCTTTATAGGGTGTGGATATGCGATGCCAAGAGAATGGACAGTAATAGGAATACATAAAGGATAACAAATGACATATATAAACAGATTAAACAATATCATCTTTTTTCTATTGCTTCTCTCTTTGCTTGTGATAGCATCGAGGGCTGAGTGCGAAGTGTTGAATTTAGATACGATGAAGTGTGAGTTGATGAGCGAGCAGAATTTGACGCTCAATCCTAAATTTAAAGAATTTTACTAAGTATGAATATTTCTAACTTTATTCATATTCATTAAGGGGCATGATTTATTTACGCCAGGGTACTCATTATGCCCTAAAATGTCACTAGGTAACAGATTATACATCTTGTCTGAGATTAACAGCCTAGTGAGCTTCTGAATAGCTTTATACTGCTTTGGTGTTGCATCTTCTGTCGCAGTACCGTCTTTCCTCATTCCCCCTATCCTACAAATTCCTATAGTGTCTCTGTTGTGACCTTTTATATGTGAGCCTGCATAATCTACCCATCTGCCCTTTTGGATAGTGCCATCTTCTAAGACTACATAGTGATAACCTATGCCGCTTCCCCATCGTTCTTTATGCCATTTATCTATAGCAAAAGCAGTATCACCGCGAAACTGAGGACTAAATGAACAATGTATAGCAATAGAAGTGATTTTCCTATTAGTCTTATATGTCTTTCCATTATTGATCTCTTCTGTAAGGTCTCTGCCGATTGATGAAAATTTCTCATGCCTCATTACTCGCCTTTCCAAACTTTAACCATTTTCTCACCTGAGCGACCTGCTATATACCCTCCGATACCTAATTGTAAAAGAGTCCACATGTTGGGGGGTATGTCAAGAGTAGGCACTACATATCCCCATGATTGGAAGTATGGTGCTACGATGTAGTTATTCGCTATGATAGTTACAAAGGTTAACATAGTGATAGGTCTCCACGAAGCTACCACCCAATGTTCGCTGTTTGCCTCTGCTACAATAGTTTTAGCCTTGGCTTCCATCATTTTACTTTCTGCATCTTGTATCGCATTAAGTAATTTAAGTTTCTCTGCGGGGTCTTTAATCCCCTCTCCTGTTATAGCTTCTCTTATGTCTTTAAATATGTTTCCAATGTCACCTAATTTAAAATCAACTAACCCCATAATTATCCTTTCATATAATAATTAATACACCACAGAACACAAGCCACTACTGCCATGATCGCAACTTCTTTAACTATAAGTGGGGTTCTTTGCCAGAGTGTTTTTTGCTCTACTTTCATTTCTTGCCCCCGAACTTTACTTTTAAAAAGTCTAATGCTCCCATAGTGATAAGCTTTAGCGTTTGTCCAAAGAAGCCTGTAACAGTTCTAAAGTGTAAAGATGCCATAAGAGCTAAGAATATCCAAAGCCATTCGCCCATATCA